GTATTGAAGTAGTATGGTGTAGCCCCTTGAGTTGCTAGAATTGCAAATGTCATTGACTCACCAGTTGCCATTACAGAGTCTAGGGTTGTAGAACCATCGCCTCTAAAGTTGACTGTGCGGTCTGCAGTCTGGTCTGTATCTAAATAAACAACTGCTTGTGTCAATACATCAAAATTTAAAGTACCTGTTGTACTTGTATCAATGGTGCATTTCTCAATCACTTCATTGATCGACGCAGTGCTAGTAACTACAACATCCCCAGTGAATGTTTGAGTTGCTGTGAATGACTGAGCAGTATCTAGTTTTGCTGTATCCGCATCGTAAGCCTGTACAGTCGAACCAACGTCACTTGACTTGAGAACTGCTGATCCGTTTTCACTTAATGTGCCTGTAACATCCAATGCACTGTTGAGTGACATGCGAGTGTTAGCATGGTCATAACTCAATGAAATAGACGCACCATCGATTGTTAAGCCTGCACCATTAGCGGCAGAAGCATCAGCGGCTCCAGAGGCTACAACAACATTTAAGTCATCGACAGTCATTGTTGTCGAGTTGATTGTTGTTGTCGTACCGTCAACTTGTAAGTTACCTGCGATAACAACTGTACCTGTGTTGTCACCGTGTGCGGCAGGGTCAATCGTAAATGACGCAGGGCCACGCAAGTAACCAGATAAAGTAAGGTTTGTTCCTGATACGTCACCAGTAAACGTGTCACCTGCAACATCAACTGGGGTGTATCCTAACGCTGTTGTTACGTCAGAAGATGAAAGGGTTACTGCNCCTGTGCGAGTNTTNAATGANGTTACAGCACCTGTTGCATTAAATGCCGCTTCATCCCATGTACTACCGTCCCAGACGTATAGCTGATCTAGGTTAGAGTTATAATACAAAGCACCCACAACTGAAGTCGTTGGAGCAACTGTAGCCTCACCTAAATAAATAGAGTTAAAACTTGCTAGGGCTGCTTCAGCCGCCGCCGCATTGTCGTCTGCATTTTGAATATCTGTGAGGTTTGCAGTGACGTTAGCAAGGTCTGTGGTGACTCCTGCAACGGTTGTAACGTCTGATGCGATACCTGCTACAGTAGTGACGTTAGAAGCTACGCCTGCGACTGTAGTGACATTAGAGGCAATGCCTGCAACTGTAGTGACGTTTGCTGTTACACCTGCAACTGATGTGATGTCTGCTGTGATATCTCCAAGAGCGTCAACGTCTGTTGAGACTCCTGCGACTGTAGTGACATCTGAGGAAATACCTGCAACGGTAGTAATGTTTGTTGTATTATCAGCAACAATGTTAATATTGTCTGTATTACCGGAAACAACCTGGGCTGATTCTGCAGCAGCTTCTGCGATACCTTGTGCAGTCTCTGCAGCCCCTTGAGCAGCCTCTGCGGCAAGTTGTGCAGCTGCAGCGGCTTGGGCCTGCTCAGTTACTTCCTGTACAAAGGCTTCTGTGCTTGTTTCACTGGCTCCGCCTGTGCCACGAAATATAGCCATTGATCTCTCCAGTATAAAATTAGGAAACCCCCTCCGAAGAGGGGGCTATATCGCTCAACTTAAGAGTTGAAGATCAGCGCCAAGGCTGATTCAGGACGAAGTACCTGTACACCGTAGAGAGTGTCTGCAGTGAACAAGTTAGCAAGATATTCTTGCTTGTATTGAGTCTGCGAACGCACACCCATTTGCTCAGCAAGTACCATAGCGTCACGATGACCCAAGATACCAGCTTTTAGTTCGCCACCGCCTGATGCGCCGTTTTCAGCTGCAGTTTCAGTGACTGGGCAGTTTGTAGAGACATAGATGTCAATACCGTACAACTGTCCGATGTTTCCGTTGTCAACGCCACGGTTGTTAACGAAGTCAGAAGAAACGTAACGATCTACGCCACGAATAGTCTGTACAACAGAAGGAGGAACAACTAGGAAACGATTGTCCATAGGAACATCGTTGTCATCTAACTGCTTGATTGCTGCACGGAAGCCGGCATCTGAGAAGATGTCAGCAGGAACAACAGTATCAGCTGCATAAGCAGCCAAGCCTGTTGAAGCGTCCATGTAGAATGAGTTAGAGTGAATCCAGTCAGTACCAGTACCGCCGTCATCGCCGAGACGCTTACCAAGTGTAAACAAGTCTGTGTCGATCTGCTTAGCCAATGCATAACCTGCGTCAGACGTGTAGAACTGACGAAGTGAAGCAAGCGCCTGGACATCTGTGATGTCTTCGATCAGACGAGAGTACTCGTAGTGCTGGTCTACAGAAACAACAACTTCATCTTCAGTGTTTGTGATGAGAGTTACTTGCGCTTCTGAAGTCTTTGCAGCAGCGTCGCCACGTGCAGGCTTAGGAATGTGAAGAGTGTCACCCTTCTTGCCTGTCATTGGCATACGGTTTACGAGGTTAGCAAGAACCAGTGATTTCTCATAGGCCGCTACGATTTCGTCACTCCACAACTGAGGGATGAAAGTCGCTGCAGTTGTGTTAGTGACCGAGTTGGTTGGTGAAAATTCTCCAGCCATGTTAGTCTCCTTAATACTAGGTTAAATTAACGAACCCTGTTTTCAGCGTATGCAGCCATAATTTCATCTTGTAGCTGTGCATAACGCTTTGGGTCCTTACGCATGAGTTCAATAATGTCGGCTCTGCGATAAACCTTTCGAGAAGACGGTTCTCCCGATCCTTTGGCGCTTCCAGTTGATGCGGCTTTAGCCTGGTTCTTTCGATCTTGCTTTTGAACTTCTTCAGTTTGCTTAACAACCTGCTGACGCTCTTTCCAGAGACTCAGTAGTTCGTCGGCACTGTCAAAGTCAAACTCTTTATCGGCACGTTGNAACAATTGCTGACGTATCTTAGACTTCATNACCCAGTCTGCAAAGTTTGTATCTTGTACAATGTCTTTGTAGTCAGGNTGTTTCTGTTCTAACTGACTCATTACTGANTTGTAACGAGCCTGTGCAGTNTATTGTTCAGCCTCTTTGATCTTCGGATGTGACTGTAGTTTCCGATCAATGTATGCGTCTGGATCATCAAAGAAATCCGCTTCGGGTTCTTCTTGAGCCTGTGGGCTTGTTTTTTGTTGTTCAAGTTGTGTCTTTACAAAGTCATCAACGATTTTACGTAACTCACCAACTTCTGAACTCTGTCGCCCAATGAGTTGTTCTGCTTCTTGATGCATACGAACAATTTCTTTGAGGTCTTTGTTCCGATACTTGTCAGGGATGTCTTCTGCTTCAGGTTGTTCAGGCTCTGCCTGGGCCTCTTCGGGTATCTCTAACGTATCTTCGTTGTTTTCTAGAGTTTCGTACTCCTCGTTCTCATCCTCTGCAGGACGCTCGATAAATGTTGCCATATTGTACTCCGTGCTATACTAGCATTATGGATTAGTTCGTATTAGCGGCTCTTTCGTGATCTCTTGCCCACTTATCATCAGCATCGGGCCATCCGAAGCCTTCAAATTTCGTAGAGATTGGAGAGATTATCCGCTGTGCAGTTTCCCCGCATTCTTTGCAAGTCACGAAGCGATCATCATCGGTTACCCAATGTTCTTCTACGTGTTCACAAGCGAGGCACTTATAATCATGTCTACGAAGCATCAGTTTGCTCCAAGACATAATCATAAGCATTCTTAATTCCCTGCTCAAAAGCAAGGATTTTACCAAGCATCGTTAGTTCGCCTTGCGTTCTATATAGATGCTCAGTATCTTTTAAACCTTCTATTGTATAGGACTCAGATACCTCTTTCATTTCCTCAATGAATTGTTTCCAACCAGTAGAAAGAAAAAGATCAAAGTACTGTTCGTAGTATTTTTCTTCTGAGGGGGTCAAAAACATTCTCCTGTATGGTGTTTTGACTATATAGTTTTATTCTAGCATAAATTATGCCAAAAGTCAAGCACTAGACGCAGTTTTCTTTGTAGTNGTCTTTGTCACCTGTTCTTCAAGTATTTTAATACGCTCGTCAAGGGTTTTTAAGACTCTGTTAACATCTTCTAGTAACTTGTTCATATCGTTTTGTGTAATCATGCGTTAGTTTCTCCTTGGTTGGACTGTCGCATTTGTTTATCAACAATCGCCTCATCTGAAGCAATTGAGCGCTCTTTCAGCAGCAGTTCAGCTATCTTAGCCCTGCGCTGGAACTCTTTTTCATCCTGATCACCAGGTTGTAGATTTGTTGCTAAGACTTTCAAGCGATCAGTCTCTGCTTCGTAACTCGCCAATTGTGTTTCCACTTGGTTCTTCTGAGCACGTGTCTGAGACTCAAGAGCCTGTCCTTGTAACGTAGCCACAGTTGCTTGTGCTTGTTCAAGTTGCAACTGAATCTGACGCATCTGCATTTCTTGTTGTTGTGGATCAGGTTGATTCGCTTGTTTTAGTCCTGCAATAATCTCTTCACGGTTACTGAGATTCATGTTGTCAACAATAGACTGAATCAACATAGGGTACATCGGTGACTCAGGAGACATTGTTTGTAACAACTGCACAAGTTGTGTCACTTCGTATTCACGTGCAATAATTCCAAGTGAAGAGGATGCAGTGAACTTAAAGTCCTGAACTGGGTACAACTCAGGATCAAACTGCATATAACGCCATGCAGCCTTCTGAACAAACGGCAGAAGGAATGAGTCTTGGAAGTTAATCAAAGTCCGCTTGTGACGCTTGATAATGGCTCCTAGACCCATTGAGATACCAGCCGCTGTTGACTCACCGTTAATAGACCCAGGAATCCCTGCAGCATCAACAGCACCAGTAGCCATCTGAACCATCGACTGCAATGCAGCAGCTTGGTTGAATGTATTGCCGTCTAAGTTACCAAACTTAAATGGCTGTAGAATCTCACGAGGATCACCGTTAGTCAGTAATGTCTTACCTGGACGTACTTCCATCTTCGCACCACGAGGTAGTCTAGAAGCGTCTACAGCGAGCATTGGATGTACTGTGAGTGCTAGCGCATCAATACGTGCACGAAGTTCTGTGTCAAGTGCCTTCTGAGCGTTGTAGCCCTTCTCACAAATACCACGTCCCCAGAAACGCCCTGGAACAACATCCCAAGGGAATGCGATGACAGGACGATCCTGCATCATGTATGGGTTTTCTTCAACCTTCAGTAACTGACCACCATTCGCAATGACTACAATGGCTTCAATGTACTTACTGTCTTTCTTCTCTCCGAAGTATTCTTCTTCATCTTCTTCTTTAATTGCGTCATAGAACAAATCAGCAGGAACAAGACCNTAGTACTTTGTTAGGCGTACTTTGTCCTCTTCNTACATGGTGAGTTCTTTGTCAGGCTCTAAATCTGTGTCGAGGTATGACGCTTCTAAGTCTACGTCTCTGTAGATTCCTGATTCAATCCCACGCTCAATGGTATGCTTTGGTACATACTCATCAATTGCAACACCAAGTGCCTCTTCAATGTTTGTAGCAACTGGATCAATTAAGAAATTCTGAGGTAGCACAGGACGTAACTTCACAACAAAGCGATCCTGCTCCATAACACCGTAGGATTGCATTGCACCATCCATAATCGGCTGTGTTGCTGGACGCATCTCAATGTTTTCTTCCAAGATAATCTCAGCCATACCTGTACCGAATACTGCAGAGTTAATCAAACACTCAGCAACAGCCTTACGGATACCAGTACGCTTAAAGTCTTCGTCTAGCTGACCACGAATCTGCTGAATGTCAATTGGATTCTGATCACCTAAGTCATCTTTAATGTCAAACCATTTCCCACGCCCAAATGTTGCTTCTTCAACCTCAGCAACTGCAGACTCTACAGCCTGTTGTAATGCCGGTGANATAATCCGTGAACGTTCTGATTCTCTGAGTTTATCTGAAGGGTCCCAGATACCTCGCCACAAGCGATAGTATTCATCAAACTTCTGTTCGTAGTTTGCTTCGTAGTGATCTCTCCACTGGTCACACTTATGGATAACCCAGTTTTCAAGTCCTGCTAACATCATTGAGCGATTCTCATAATCCACTGCTTAGTACCCCGATATTTCATCTAGAATTTCAAAGTCATCTTCTTCGTAGTCATAGTAGTAAGCAACTTTTGCTAACTGGTCTATGTACGCCAATGCATCCACTAAGTCATCGTGTACTAGCGGATTAGGAAACTGGAATAGTTCGTCCAAGAACTCAGTATTCCAATTACCTTCATTCAAAGTAATCTGTCCGTGTTCAAAACGTCCTTGTAGCGCCCACACAACTCGATCAGTCTTTTTCTGATTACCGTGTGTCAGTTCTTCAATACGAAAGAACCTTTGTTTCGACTTCATTAAATCTGTTANGTANGGAAGTACCGCATTCTTCAATGCACCCTTCTCAATCCCAACAGCAACAGGACGGTATCTGTGTACCGCTTCAAAGATTTTACGTGCAGTGGTTTTAATTTCCCAACGCCCGTGTACAATATCCTTAACAAACCAACCATCTTCATTTGCTTTGACAATGGCAATGGCGGTGTTATCCAAGCGTTTACTCTTTGCAGACTTTGCATTGGCAACATCTGCGAAACCTGCCAAGTCCACTGCGATATAGTAATCACCTACTTCAGGTTCTTCACCAAACTTAACCCAATCCTCTTTAAAGATTTCAGAGCCTAGCGCCTCAAACGATGCCATGAACTCCTGTCTGAATGCATAGGAACTCATTGACTTCTTAGCCGTATCAATCTCTTCCGGGTCTAGCAGAGGATTGTCGTAGGATGTGAAGTGCCAAGCCTTGTAGGTATCATCTTCTGATAACTCTGCATACTTGTACAACTCATAGAAGTGATTACGTCCCTTCGGTGTTCCGATGAACAAACACTCACCCTTCTGGTCAGCCAATGCAGGTCTCAGTACTTCCTCCCAAACCTGTGGCTTCATATCTGCATACTCATCCATTACAAGGAACTTCAGAGAGACACCACGCATCGTGTCAGGTCTATCAGCACCCTTTAGAGATATCGTTGCTCCGTTGATTAACTTGATCTGCATATTATTCACATGCGAACTACTAATCACTGGGTGTGCAAGTTCTATCAGAGTTCCCCACATAATATCCCGTGCCTGTCCCTGTGTAGGGGCTACATAGAATACGTGACCTCTCTCAGACTGTAATGCATTCAGTATCAACATCCAAGCAGCCAGTCGTGATTTACCACAACGTCGGCCTGCAGCAACTACCTTAAAACGCTCTTCAGCATTAAATACGTCTTGTTGCCAAGGAAGTAACTCAACCTTTAACTCAGACATTCTGTGGGTTATACTCCGGTACAAGCATCGGATCAATAAAGAACTCTTCGTTAAATCCAAGCAATTCATTATCAAATGAACTTACTTGATCTGCTACCGCTTTTGCAGGGACCTGTGCAACCATGTCCTCAGGCAAAGCGGCTACAGGCTTTTTTATTTCTTCGTCTACCTCCGCCTGTGCAGCCAACGGAATAACACCTTCACCATCCTGCGTCTTATACTTGTCTGCTCTGAAGGCCCATCCTGGTAGATACTTGACCTTAATCGGATCATTNAGNACCAAGTCTAAGTANAAACGCTTACGCTCAGTNGAATAATCATTCGTACTAATCCCTGCGTTATTCACAGCCTCAGTTGTCATTGGTCCAAGAATACCATCAGCAGAAACACCAGCGAGACGTTGTAGTAACTTCGTTGCCTGTGCAGGTCCTGCGTTGACTGCCATGTCTACAACGTTCTCTCTTAAGTAATCGTTGTCAATCTTGTCAAAGCCAGGAGCATAGTAGTAGTCCTGTGCATAGATCTCAGTAGCCTCTTTCTCTGTCAACCCTCTGATATCTTCTTCTGTAATCTCACTTACATCGACTCCACGAAACGCAGCCAAGGCAGTGGGTGTAATACCCAAATTAGTACCCACAAGTACACCATCGGCATAATTGCCAGTGTCGTCAGGATCGTTTTGAAAGCCACCCTCATTATTTAAAATCCCTTGTATGATGTTCCGTACACTATTCGGAATCGTCATGCTCATAAACTTCTCCCTCAGGCTCCTCACCACCTACAATTGTTGTTTCACCGCCTACACCAGTGATCGTAATACTCACTGCACTACGTCCATTCGTTGCCTTATCCTTTTCAAAGTAAGATACAGGCAATACCCTGTCCATACACATCTTCAGTGCAGCCATCTGACCAGGGTGTTCATCATCTAACGCAATGTTGATGATCTTATTAATCACTTTGTCGCCCGATGTTGCTAACAAGCGGGCCTTAAACTCATTAATCCTTGCAGCATCTCCAGGAGGCCTACCACGCACACCTCGATTACCACGCTTCTTAGCCTCTACGTCAGCCTTACGAGGCCTACCACGCTTCGCTGGAGGCTTCTTTTCCTTCTCTTCAAGGATTTCTACAGTCTGTATTGTTGTTTTCTCATCATTTTCCATTGGAGTTCAACACTTTACCCAATAACCTGTACAGTCTACCATATTTCCAAGCACAAGTCAAGTATTTTGTCAAGCCTTTTCTCTAAAAACTGTATAAAATTACAGTCTTTTTAGTTTCTAGTTACTTTTCAGTAGGTTATAAAGCATATGTAGCTACTTATTGCTGTATGTTTATACAGTCTTTTTAGTATTTTTAGCCTCTTGNAAGTCTATGTAGCAACTGCAAAAATAATACAGACTACGTAGCCCTCCCCGGGGCATCGATGACTCCACAGGCTGCGCAGACTTGGCACGGACTTTGCAGTAGCAAAAACTATGCCAACTTTGCAGGCTACGAAACCTGGCACGATTCTTGCTAGTCTGCAATAACTATGCCAACCCCCACGCCTATAAAATACTATGCAATTTCTATGCCAACTTTGCAGNCTNTGTAGTCCTGGCACAGNCTGTGCATTAGCAAAAACTATGCCAACTTTGCAGGCTATGTAGTTGAAGTGTGAGAGTCTATGTAGTACCCACGTAGTTTCAAAAGACTGTATAAATTCACAGTACTTCCAAGCCAGGTTATACTTTAGTCTAACAAGCGTGCACAGGCTGTAAAAGCTGTTAAAGTGTCCTCATATTCATTAGATAAAGGAATAAACATCATGAACTACGAAACATATACAACAATCATCACAGATCTATTTGAATCGGTGAAGGAAGAACAGCGTCAGTCTAAAGAGGCTTGGAAGTTCGAAGACTGGGATGATTATGTTCATGTCACAGTTGATGGCAGTGAGCACGTCATATATTACGCTAACGCTTGGGACTTGGTTCATTATGTGCGCCAACATGATTTCAAGCTGTACACTGACTGTGCAGAATGGTTGGATGAGTTAGGCATGGAATTTACAAGTTTAGATAAACACATTACGATGATGGCGTTCCAGATCTTGAAGCATGAAGTGATGCAGAAAGTTGAACAGCGTTTTAAACCAATTGAGGAAGTAGCATGAACGTATTATCACTGTTTGACGGCATTAGTGCCGGACGTGTTGCGCTTGAACGTGCAGGGATTAAAGTAGATAACTATTACGCTTGTGAAATTGATCCTTATGCGATCAAGATAGCTAATAAAAACTATCCGGACACAGTACAGCTTGGAAGTGTGACAAATATCTCAGCTGCTGACATCCCACATAAAATTGATTTGATTATAGGTGGGAGTCCTTGCCAAGGATTCAGTTTTGCGGGCAAACAATTAAACTTTAACGATCCTAGATCACAATTGTTCTTTGAATTTGTGAGATTGTTAAAAGAATGCAAGCCTAAGTATTTCCTGTTGGAAAACGTCAAAATGAAAAAGGAATCAGAGGACGTAATAACAGACATGCTTGGTGTTAACCCAATAGAAATAAACAGCGCATTAGTATCAGCACAGAACAGAAAGCGTCTCTATTGGACTAACATCAATTTTGATTGGAACATCGAAGACCAAGGAATATTGTTAAAAGACATATTAGACGATGAAGGTTGGGTAGATAGAGACAAATCATATTGTCTGGATGCGTCATATTATAAAGGAGGAAACCTGAAACAATATTTTAACAAGAAACGTAGACAGCTTGTATTTACAGACTGTATCCAAGAAGGCGAAGCTGACTTAAATGGCCATGATATTTTGAAGCGTGTTTACAGTATTGATGGTAAAGCACCAACATTAAATACCTGTTCTGGAGGCAACAGAGAGCCTAAAATCATTACTTCAGAGACAACGTACAGAAAACTAACACCAACAGAATGCGAACGGCTACAAACGTTTCCAGATGGATATACAGAAGGTGTTAGTAATACCAGACGCTATCACGCTTTAGGTAATAGTTGGACAGTAGATGTTGTTTGTCATATATTTAATGGACTGAGATGGGATGAGGAAACAATATGATTGAATTGGTGGACTTAATACTACGCCTTGTTGAGTTGGTCAATATATTATGATTGAATCCCAACTCCTAGGAATAGATAACGGAGCAGCCCTTATAATCTTTGTGTATTGTGTTGGGTTCTGCTGGTGGATGATCAGAGGATAAATTATGTACTTTGAAGACCGAGAAGAACCACAGTTCATAGACTGGTTCGAGTGGTTAGAAGACGAACAGAGAGAGGAAATATTAGAAATGTTATTCGATCTAAACGAAGGCTTTGGTAATGATTTCGGAGCCTGGAAGGGGAATCTTTCAGAGGCTGAAGTGGAAACATTGTGCAAAGAGTACTACACAAATAACGAAGACTTTACAGACTACTTTAAAGCGTATGACGCAGATTTAGACTGTGAGAAGGGCGAGGTACTATACAGAAACTGGATGGCTGAACGTGATTATAATTAAAAACTGGACAGAGGACCAAGTGTGTACACTGCGTCGCATGGTGGCGCAGGGTGCTACGTCTAAACAAATCAGCGAAGCAATTGGCAAAAAGCCTTCAGCAGTGCGTAAAGTCTTATCGAAGCGTAAAGACGATTTGGAGTTGACGTTACCACCAATCAGAGGACGTAATCCGACACCAAGACCAACAACAACAGACTTTGAAAAACAATGGTATGGTTCGGTCCCTTACTTGCACTGGTCCATCACTAAGCCTTGGAAGGCCTCTGAGACGCTCTGAGAGGCTCTGTAAGCGATTTAAACGGAAAAGTAATACAGAGGTACTACAATGGACACACAGGCGCTTATAACGGCTCTGCTTTGCTGCTTAACGTTCATGTATTTTTATATTGATGACGATTAATTGCTTGGTACTGTGAGCCTGGGTTGCTAATCTTTCTTGATTAAAGACAAAGAGGAGTGAACCTACGTGCGCTGTAAAGCATGCAACAAAGCCCTAAGCGACTATGAGAGCACAAGAAAATCAGCCATGACAGGGGACTTCATAGACCTCTGTAATGGTTGTTTTACTTATGTGAAGGAAGACTTAATCACGATAGAGAACCAAGACATGATTTCAGTTCAAGATTTTTTAGAACTTGATGATGAACTGTGAGTTTAATCTGTTACCCTTCTCTATATACTATATAGTACTAAGTAGATACGAAGTAATACTCAGTAAC